CGTCGAAAGCTGACCAAAGTCTGTGTAGCCAAACGCTTTGGCTTGGTACATCTGTGGAGCAATGGCACTGTAGCTGTCAACATTGCCGACAGTAATGTCGCTAGTGTCATTCCACGTCTGAGCTTCCCCGCTCAGACTGTGCAGGGTAGGAATAGTTACATAAGTACCGCCTTTGAGCAATTGTGCTTGAATGATTGGGTCGGTAGTGAGAATGCCACTAGAGAGCAGACGGTTAGTAGCAGTTTGCTGTTCCAAGACATAATCCGCGAATACTTTAGGTTCAACCAAATTCAATTTGGCTGTTGCACCACTAAATTCTGGCATATTTATTTACCTCTTTCATTTTGTTAGTAATTTCTTGTACATCTCTGGATCTTCTCGTTCCAATTTGCTGCGCTCTAACAAGTCCATATCCTTAAGGCTCTTCGTCTTGCGGTTGGAGGACGGGTCCAATGGTGTACTGCCTTTTAGCAGTTCTTGACGGACGCGCTCTGCTACAGCTTGGTCGTGCGCAATGAGCCACTTAACATTTGTCTCGGTTGATTCTGCCTCGGGCGTTACAACATGCTTCAAATCGTCCTCTGTGACCGACAGCTTGGCATCTTCGAACATTGAACGAGCTTGTTTTCCCATTTGGTAGCTTGCGAGCTGTGATTTGAGCTCATCTCGTTCTTTTTGAGCCTTTTGAAGCTCATAATCCTTCTTCTGGTCGGCATTCATCTTGGCCAGCTTTGCAGCCTCGTCAACAGCAGCTTGCTTCTCCTTCTCGGCACGAGCAAGACGCTTCTTGACGATTTCATTGACCTGTTCATCGGTGTAGACGTGCTTACCATCAGGATCAGGGTCAGCCGGTTCTCCTTGCTTCTTACCTTCAGGAGGATCTACCGGATCACCATCTTTTGGCTTAGGCGGATCGACTGGATCTTTCGGATCGCCTTGAGGATTATCTTCAGCGAAAAACTGCAAATTCATAGGCATTAAAATCTTGGGAATCATGTTAAGAACTCCTTCCACAGCTTTTTAGACGGATCAGGCTTGCGTCTTAATTTGCCGGAGCTTTTATAGTCGATCACGCTTGGACTTGATGACATAAAAATAGCCGCTAGCTGCTGCTTAGAAATTATTCAGCTTCATCACCTGGTGCATATGCCGCAATGGAACATCGACAATTTGGGTGGACGGGAATATCCGGCACATCATCAACCTTGTATATGCCTTCACCTGTTCTGCCACCTTCTGAAATCTCCTTGCACACGTCACACGCATCCGGTTCTGCCACCCACTTGCAATAGTTATAGCCAAACTTGTGGAAGCTATCTAACTGAGCTTGCGTCTGAACCCGGGCTGACTCAGTACGTGCAATTCGTTCTGTCACATACCGATAATTGTCAACTTTGTCCGCTACTTGATCGCGCAACTTGCGAGCAATCTTTAGTGGACTCTGTCCTTGAATGGTAGCGGATGTCAACAGTTCATCCAGTTCAGCCTTTAGAATGTCTTGGTTGATCCAAATGCGTTGGGAGAAGGTGTAATCTCCCTCTCGTTTGGAGAGCAACTTGGCTAAATCAGTGTAGCCGCCCTTAGATACCGTCTCTCCAAGTATTCCGGCTTGCCGTTTGATCTCGGATTGATAATCATCGCTCAATTTTGAGATTAGATCAGCGTTCACTTTCATGTGTGCATCAAGCATTTCTTGACCAATCTCACTCTTGAGCATTTCTAAGCGATTAATGCGCATGGTAGCGTTGTATAGCTTGAGACGATCATTGACATCCTTGCTAAAGTCGGAATATTTGAGCGGTTCGCCGTTGTACATCTTTCTAGCATCATCGACAATCGACTTTGCTTCCGCTTGATAAGCTTTAATGTCGGTGGCCATTACTGCTTGACGCGCGCCGGCCATGCTGTCGTTGCTGTATGCGACATACTTGGCAAACTCTGAATCAATATCCTTTTGAATGTCGGTTAAGGCTTTGTCAAAATATTCCTGAATTCGGGCATTGAACGCCTCGTCATTCTTAAGGTTCCCGACAATCCATTTCCGTTCAGCGGCCGTTCGCTTATTCCAGTAGGCAGAATTACTCGCTATCTGTTGCTGAGTCGTTGTTGTCATCATTGCCACCACCATTCAGCAATTTCTGGAAGTCCGCGTTTGACGGGCTGTTAGTAGCAGCATCTTTTGCTTTCTGGGCGGTTTCATCAGCGATGCGTTTCATTTCGGCCTTGGGATCATCGACAAACGATAAGGTGCTAAGCATAGTCTGATCTGATACAAGGCCTTTGAGCTTAGAAGCCGCGTTTGCTTCGTCGATAATGTTCTCCGGAAGATTTCGCGAGAATGCGAAGTTAAGCTTTTGCCAGTCATCGGCTTTACTTTCTGGCAGGATTGTTCCAACACTGAACGCGATCTTGTAAAGGGACCGGAGTAACTGTGTGAACTTGCGATCTTGATTGGCCGCCAGATTGCGCATTGGTAGCAATTTGTATTGCAATGCAACGCCAGAACTATTGCCGCTGAATGCTTCATCGTTCAAGTTGGCCACCATGCTGATCTGATAGATCATGCTGATGAGGCGGTCAATGAGGTGCTCTTGAATGGCATCGCCATCAGGCTTGGTAAGAAATTCAGCTACGCCTTGAGCAGAATCGGCGTCTGGCGCATAGATGATTTGGTTGCCATTAAGATCGAGTTTGGGATTGCCGTCATCGTCCTCATCGAGTTTCAGGCCCTTGAGAACCAAGTACGCGTTGTCAAAGTATTCATTCTGGTTTGCCTTTTGGCTTAGCACCTTGTCCAGCGCATCAATTAGCGTCTCAACGTTCTCAAAGATGCCTTGACGCTCAGTGTTCATGAAGAACTCAACTGCTGGAATCTCGTTAAATGGATTAAATCCGTCTGTTCCTTCAAGGCGATCCATATCAAGGCCGTATATGCCGTCTTTCTGATACACCTTGCCAGTTAGATTGTTGTCTTCATCATGCCAATACATGACAAACGCAATGGCTTTGTGTGCTACCGTGTCATCATAGATGATGAATGAATTGATAGGTGAACTGTATGCAATACACGTATTGCTGTTCTCGTCTTGGTACAAAAAAGCAAGCGCCCGTCCGTAAATGGCTGCTTGCTTGCTGATTTCGCTTAATTTGTCCTGAACGCTGTTCGTGTCGTTCCACTCTTGCAGCACAGCGTTGTCCTGTGTGTTATCGAGCGTGATCTTAGGTGGAATGCCAATGTAAAACCCGTTGTAGGTATCCACGATATAGTGAGCCAAGTTGCCAACAAGACGGTTGTCTGGCCCGTGGTCTTTGGCATCTTCATGAAGAATCTTGTGCTTGCCAAGATACATCTTTTTAGCAGGTAGATATTTTCTGCGAGCTAGTTCATCGTTTGCACTAATGAAATTGGTGATATCGTCCCCAGTAATAGCTGTGTCTACTGGAAAAATGAACACATCACCATCTGTAATTGAGCCTTTCCCTTGAACTGTTAATATGATGGCCACCTCCTTAGAAGTATTTGCTTGTGTTCTTGAATGTATGAGCTATATTTCTTTGCTTGATTACTTGCATAACAAAATATCTCATGGCGTCCATTGCGTGGTCATGCGCCTTGACTACTTTGTCTTCGCCCTTTTGGCTGGCCTTGTCATCCCATACATAAGAAGCGAACTCCTTGAACAGATTAGTCAGCTTAGGCGTAAACATAATCTCGCCAGAGTTCATAGCCGTTTGTGTTTCTCTAATACCGTTTAGCACATCGTTATTAGCCTTAATAACCCGATACCGACGTTCTCTAAGCTTGGCAATAAACGAAGCCGCTGAGGGGTCAACAATCACTTCACAGCGTATGTCACCGACAAACTGGCTGAAATCCTGAGCGTATTCATCGTCTGTCTTCTGTCTGCTGCTATGCCGTCCATCGTAGTAGTACTCTTTGAGGCAATACCAAACAGACCCACATTTACCCCAAAGTAAGAAAACTGTGGGGTTCTGTGTGCCATAGTCCACACTGACATAGTATCGGCTTGGCTGCTGGCTTGGATTGCTGACCATCTCGTCTTTATTGAAGTTGTCGTAGACAATTCCATCAGCCAGAACCCATTGTCCCAGAATGTATCGCTGGTAAAACACTCCTGAGTACATATGTTCGTACCTGTCAATAACTTCATCGCTCAGGCTCGGATTGTCCGTCATCACAAAGTGGAGACGCAATGCGCGTTTATCGTCTGCTTGATCAATCCAGTCAGTCTTGAACCAGTGATACGGGCCCTCTGGGTTCATATTGAACCAGTATTTGCCGCCAGTAACGGAAACACGCGCTGTCGCCTGATTGACAAACGACTGTGGCATGAGAGCTACTTCATCAAAGAACATTCCGGCAAGTGTGATCCCTTGAATCAGATCTTGGCTGCTTTCATCTTTACCACCGAATAAGTAGTATAGGTTGGTTCTTCCATCAATGCTGATTTCAAGCATGTTTTCTGAACGCCGATCCACAACCGAGAATCCCACTTGTTGCAATGTTTGTTTGAGTGGCCTAATCACATTTCGGCGCAATGATCCAATGGTTTTGCCGGCAATGCCAAATTGCTCGTGGTCAAACATAATCATGCTCCACAGAACATAGCTGATCGACATCGCAAACGTCTTTCCGGAACGCACAGCACCATCAGCAATGATTGTCTGCTTGTCTGGATAGCGGCGCCACCAGTTGATGATGTCTAACTGTTTCCCTTTGAATTGATCAATCGGGGTTGTCATTGACATCACCGTCCTTTGGAATGCTTTCATCAATTGCGGCTAAAAGCTTGTTCAGTCCTCCATATTGGCCTTCTGGAGTGCGGTAAGCGCTAGCTTTTGCTTCCGTGATGTCAGCCTCAGCTTTAGACTTGCGAACCTCTTCGGCCACTTTTTCGGCTTGTGCTTCGTTCAATCGCTTGAATGCTTGATCACGGAACAGCTCCGGCTTGCGATTCTTCAACCAAAATATTTGGGCTGAGGTATCCGGTGCCAGTTCGTTCTCATTGACCATTATTGGTATCTTTTCGTAAGTAGGAACGTTCTCAATTGATGCTTGAACAAGTTCCTTCCTAGTGAACTCTGGATGATCAATCTGATGTTCATTTCGCCACCTAGCTCTTTTTGCCTCCAATACGTCATCTCGAATAGGAACCATTTTATAAGTCGTATTAGTGATGGTCATGCCTAAAGCCCTTTTGACTAGTGAACCAGCAACCATTTGATCAACAACTTCTTTTCCTCTCTTTAGGGCGTCAGAAATGTCAGAATACTTTTTCTTCCAATCATAAAGTGTTGGCCTCTTGATACCGATGTTATGGGCTATTTGTTCATCAGTGAGGCCGTCTCGGGCCCACCCTTCTATGAGAGCCAGTTTTTCTGGTGTCTGCCACTCTTGATATTTCCCTTTAGCCATCACATATCACCACACCTTCCTTCCATTAAAAAAGCGGTAGCTAGTTAGCTATCGCTGGTTATAATTCATTAAGCTGTTGTTACTCCTGGATTGTCTTTACTAGGCTGTTTCCTCTTATCAGCCTTGGTCTTGTCCCGCTGTTTTTTCAACTTGTCCTTGAGGTTCTTATAGACGTCTTTTGGTGACGGCAAGTGGAATGCCACAGTATCCACCCCCTTTTTGACAAGCATACCTTACTTTCAGGATGTGCGTATCCGCCTCGCGTCTTAACTTGATTAGAGCGTGAACGGACAATTTCTCTGTCAATCTTGCCGATGGTCCACGCTTCAACTTTCGGCATGTAAACGCCGTATTTTGTTGTAATCATTTGAGCCATGAAATCACCTCACACATAGTAAATGGCACGGGTATCATGATCGCTGTATTCGACCAGCTCGAACGTTTTGTGAGCAACCACGCCAATATCATCAGTCCATTTGTCGGTTGGCTTGCGTGTCGATACTTGACGCTGAACGAATCCGCCTAGGTCTTTGCTCATCTCCGAATGCAGATGCCCCGTAAACAGCTCGCGATTCTGTGCTGTGCCTAACATGAATCCAAACTCGTCTAGGTATTTTGCAAGGTAGTTGTTCTTGCCCTTGTCACCATGAGTAGCACCAATGAAGTTGTGCCCTAACATTGCGCCTTTGTAATGCTTCAGCGATATGTCCCAAGTGATGTTTGTCTGGTTGCTGTAGGCGCGTTTCAATAACCGTGCGAACATATATCCAACTGACGGATCATGATTTCCGGCACAATACATGACCTCACACTCGTTGGCGTTCTTAATAATCGCTTCAATCAGTGTCTCGAAGTATTGTTCCATTTCGTTCACAGTCTCGCCTAGGTCAGTTGTTTCGAGCTGTGTGCCCTTTGCTGTGGTTGAGTTGATATTATCCACATGAGCCAGATCACCGCCCAGAATGAGCAATATCTTTGCGTAATGGCCGCGTTGAATGATCTCTAGCTGCCGCTTCAATGATTCGGCATAGACATCAAACGTGTGACCGTTGAAATGTGTATCAAAAGCAGGAATGACAAGATAGCGATCTGACTCCACAAAAATAGGAGCCTTAGCTTGGTATGGCTCCTTGTGTGTGATGATGTCATTCATCAACGATTCGTATTGTTCAGCCTCAACTAACGGCCTAATTTGTATCTTGCTTTGATACAACGTTGCTTCAGGTGTCTGCTTCCAGAAGTTGCTTGTGGCACGTACAAGCTCCCATTTGGTGTAATCATACCCGTGAGCTTCCAGAACCTCTCTAGGCGTCATTTTGTGGCCCCTGACGACTTTCAGGATAGTCTCGCTGGACTGCGTGCCGTCTGAATCGTATTCATTCTTGACTGGTTTTTGGAACTCGATGCCAAGCCGTCTTGCTTTGCCTTGAAGAGCATCATAGCTAATCCCGAGCTTGTCTGCCGTTTCTCGTCTGGTAAATCCTTCAGAGGCGAGCTTCCTAATGCCACTGATTTGTTCATCTGTCCATTGCATCTACTCGCCTCCCGAAATATAATAGCCGTGAGCCACATGTAACTATGCTGCTCTTTTCATTTTTTACTCCTCTGGCTCTCGGACTCGACCCCGAGGGCCTTTTTGTTGCTTAAAAAATTTCGATAAGCTAAAATTAAATTGTTCCCAATAAATACTCGTTTTCACTCCTCTTTAATGCCCCAATCTTTAGGCTCTCGGACCCCAACCGAGGGCTATTTTAGTATCCTTATACAAGGGATGTGCTAATATGTAGCCGTGAGCAGTGGCCTTTCTCTCCCAAGGCAATCGCTACTACTCACTAGTGAATTTTATTTTTTCTATTTCTCCGGCCCTCAGACACTTCGACCTCTGAGGGCTTTTTTAATCCTGATTTATTGCTATATGTGTTATACTCTTTTTCGACACTGTCGTTTCACCTCAGCAAACGCCGGTAGCCAGGCCCTCAGTTAATCGCTCAGAGGGCTTTTTCTATGTAACCGTTTTTTAGCTTTCCTTATAGTTATAGTGGTATAATTATTTTTGCAGGAATGACACTTCTGCACCTCTTAAAAATCTCCTTCTTTTCGGGCACCTTCGGTTTATGCCGGAGGTTTTTTGTTGCACAAAATAGCATCTCACCGTTTGGCGGAGTGCTTGGGCAAATAAAAAGACGCCGTGGCGTCTATTTTTTTATTTTGTTTATTAAACTTTCCGCATCCTCAGATTCCAGAAATGTGTGAGATCCACAAGTCGGACACCATGAAACAACTTGACCATCAGTTAGGGAAATGGATACCGGATTTAACTTTCGATCTTTTCCCCAGCAACGCGGGCAATACCTTTGTTTGCTATTGTCTATCTTGATGATCCCTTCTTCGAGCACAACTTTTTCCGAAAGATTCTTTTGGCTTTCGTATGCTGCTAATTTTTGTCGAAGATCAGCAATTTCAGCGTTCATATTCATCATTTGAGATTGATAACTCAACAATACTTGATTCAACTCTTGGCTTTTTATCTTTTTGGCCAAGGCACTTCCATCTTTAAACAACTGAGACAGGTCGCTGTATGAAAACATTTTTATCACCTCACAAAAATAGTACCCGATGTCGCCATCGAATACTACTGAGATGATACATGAATTTGCCGTTCGTACCCACTTAAGGATAGGCGACAATGTAGCATGCGGGAATCGAACCCACCTGACTATCTCAGCCAGTCCATTTGCCACGCCTTGCCACAGTTTTATCATCACTGAGGCTCGGAGGAAAAATGTGGTGCTTTAGGATCGCTCCCTTGGCACAATACAATCATAAGGGTTTCCGTTTTTAGTTCGCCACTCATTTATCAATCAATTAGTCCTCAAATAGTCCTCATTCATCGATCATTTATTGCTCACTACTTTTTCTGGGTGTGACGCCAAAGTACCAGGCCGCTGCTAACAACGCATTTTTCTTTCTGCGTGTGTAGGTTGCTGAAGATATATCGAGAATATTCATTGCATCACCGTCTGGCGTGTCTGTTTCGGGTCCATCGCAATAGCGCACCCTTAATAAACGCTGATGTGACTGTTTCGGCATCGACGCAATGCAATTGTCGCACCAGTCGCAGAACTTACGCGCTGATGCTTGTCTTTCCAAACGCTGCTGTGCATACAGCGGACGTTGAACAGTGCTGGCAGAAGTACCGTCTCCCCATGCACTGGTGATTTTTGGATTGACTGGCGCTTTTATGAATCCGCGCTCTGCTCGGTATTTATTCAGGATATCCTCGACTGCTTCCCGATCCTTTTCATCGCTAATTGATAAAAGCTCCATCACAAGCGCCACCCCTTATGGTATAATTAATTTGCGGATAATTAATTGTCAGGCGTGCCTTCGTGGTGCGCTTTTGTTTTTTGTGATATACTTGCTGTTCAAATAATTCGGGTTGATAGACTGAGTCGTCCTGTTAATTCAGGACGACTTTTGCTATACTGCTTTTTGGAGGCGCTTTCTTATGTGTGCTTTAACATTATAGTTGGGGGAACAAATCTGCTTCGGGCACCTCCCACGCGTTGCCTAGGTAACGCGTTTTTTGGTATACTGCATACGGAGGCCAACTCCTTTTAGAATGATTTCATATCC